GAGTCCTGCTGCTTCTCCTGAAGCTCCTGCTCTTTGATCTTCAGCTCGGCCATCTTGATCTGATCTTGGACGCTCGGGGGCGCGCTGGGGTCAGCCTGCGGCTGGTCGCCCTGCATCTTGGCCATGACCTCCTGCGCCTTGACCTTGACCATCTCGGTCTTGGCGTCGGCCTCCTGCTTCTTGATGCCGACCATCGCCTTGGCGTACTCAATTTCTGGCGGGGGCTTGGACTGGAGCGCCGAGGGCGGCACCATGAACTGTTGCGGGTTGCTCCAGCCCATCGCCTGCAAGGCCGCAGTGTCGATGGCGATTGGGTCGTAGAGGCTGGGGTTGCCCTGTTGAAGCTGTTTCAGGCCCATGATCTTCATCATGCGCTGCGCTTGGCTGGCCGTGTTTGGGTCGGCCTGCGGGGTCAGTTCGCAGTTGTTGATGGCGGCCAAGAAGGTCTGCTCGTCCCACTGATAGGCGGGCTTTTTGTTGCGCTGCCAGAAGCTCTCGGGGTGCTCTTGGAAGCACTGGACGAGCAGGCGGAACTCCTCGGCCTGCGCCGAGTGCATCCGCTTGTGGACGGCGTTCAGGACCTTGGTCGCTTGGTCGATCATGGCCAGCGTCGTGCCCACCGGGGCATCGGCCCGGCCCTCACCGACCTGCATCTCGCTCGTGCCGCCGACGCGCATGCCCGTCTCGGCCATGTTGGCGACGAGGCCCATGAGCGCCTGACCGGGCTCCTTGTAGGGGAGCGGCATGATGGCGTCGCGCAGCGGGGCGCCGCCGGTCTTGATCAGCGCGCCGCCGCCGGGCGGGACGCGGAAGATGTTGGTGTTCTGGCGCCCGCCAGCGTCCGAGTACAGGAAGCCGGGGAAGTTGGCGTACATGCCCGCGTCGAGCATCTCGCGCCACGCCGCCGTGATGGCGTTGGTCGTGTTGCCGAGGATGTGGAGCAGGCCGATGTCGTAGAACCCAAGGCCCGGCACGAAGGTGTACTTGACGAAGTTTGTTCGCGCCTCGGGGAGGTCGGCGTCATCTTCGTCGAAATTGCGGACGATGGACAGGATCTCGCGGGACGAGAGGTCGATGGTGACGCGGTAGGGCACTTCGAGGCCGCTGACCTTGCCCTTGTACTTGTGCTCGAAGCCGGGGATGTCCAGCTCGCAGTAGCACTCGTAGATCTCGCGGTCGCGGTCCTCGGGGCGGAAAGAGCCCGCCGAGATCCCCTGCACCGAACGCTCCTCGCGCTGGGCGGAGTCGAGGTCCTGCTCCTTGGCCATCGGCAGGTCGATGTCGCGGTAGACCCCGAGGATCTGGAGGCGCCGGACGGTCGAGGCCTTCATCATCGAGCGGTGCGTGATGCGCTTGGCGTTCTGCAAGTCGGTCGCGGCGTTGTTGACGATCAGGTCGTCGGCGTCAACGCTCTCGGACACCGGGCGCCCGCGCAGGGGGCAGAAGTAGACCTTCTTGAAGCTCGTGCCGCCGAAGCCCAGCATCAGGAGCATGCGGTCGGTGTCGGGGTAATACTCGGCGGCGGTCGTCGTCAGGTAGTGGTTGAGGTCCAGCTCAAGCGCGTCGGCGAGCCGGTCCTCTTGCAGGTTGCCGTTGACGTTGTCGTCGCGGACCTTCACGGGCCCGTCGGTCGGGAGCAGCTCTGACCGGGCGTTGGCCTGAAAGCGCAGGACGGCCTCAAGCAGGAGCGGGTGTCGGACTTTTGACATTCCCTCGACCGGGGCGCCGTCGGCGGACCCGCCGAGGCCGGGGATCTCCAGCTTCAGGCCGAGCAGCTTGATGCCCGTCGCCCGGCCCTCGATCCACTCCTTGCGGCTCTCCAGATCGTCGGAGATCCCGCGCAGGAGGTCATCGGCGATGGTCCCGAGCGCGCCTTGGTCGATGTCCTCGACGAGGTTCTCGAACCAGCCGGTGGGCTTGCGCTGGGCCTCGCCGAGCAGGCTCTTGCCGTCGATGCTGATCTCGACCGACCCGTCGGGGTACTCAATCCGAAGGACTGGCTCGTCGCCCTCGGTGGCCTCCGGCGCCTCGTCGGCCTCCGAAGCGGCCACGTCAGGCATCCGCGTCTCCAAGCCGGGGAGGCGGATGTTCGGGTTTACGAGGCCGGGCAGCGGCATGTTCAGCCCTCTTTGGACAGCATCAGCTCGATCTCATCGACGAAGCGGCGGAGACCCTCTTGGGCCGCAAGTGTATCAGAAGCGGCATTGATCGTATAGACGCGCACATAGTCGTGGGGCTCGTCGCCCCAGACCTCGACCCGGAAGCTGCCCATCCCGATGGGGGACGGGTCGCGGAGGGCATCGACGATGGCGCGGGCGGGGATCATGGGGGCCTCAGATTGGGTAGAGTGGTGCGGGGGCGGAGCCGACGTGGCGGCGACCGGCGTCGATCTCAGCCATACGCTCTGGCGCCCGGACGAGCAAGCCCGTCTCGCGCAGGTGGCGCAGGGCCTGACTGACGGTGTCCACCAGATCGTCGTTCTTGCCCTTGGGGAAGATCTCGCACTGGCGGATGACCTTGTCGGCCCAGCTCCGGTCGGGGGCATAGATCATGCCCTCGCTGAACAGGTGCTGGATCGAATAGACCCGCGCCAACTTGTCGAGCGAGCCGGGGTTGATGATCTGGACGCCCCAGTCCTCGTTCCCGTGCAGGCGCCGGATCTCTTGAGCAACGCTCAGGCCCGACGCCTTGCCCTCGACGAGCAGCTTATCCACCCGCCACTTGCGGCAGGACGCGGCGACCTTGGCGACGAGTTCGGACAGCTCCAGCTTCTCCTGCCACGCCGCGATCAGCATGACCTTGGGGACGCTCTCCGGGTTGTACTCCAGCATGTCGCGGATGCGGACGCCCTCGTCGAAGCGGGCGGCCTCCTCGACGTGGTCGCGGCGCTTGCCGCGCGCATTGACGAAGGCGTCGGCCCGCATGGTCGAGATGTCGCCGCTGAAGACGCCCCAGATCGTGAGCGCCGAGAAGTCGCCCTCCTGCTTGGACGTGTAAGCCGTGTCCAAGCTGCCGAGGATAAAGTCGAAGGGCGGGAAGGCCTCCTCCATCCACGTCTCCCACCAAGCGGCCTTGATGACCTCGCCGCCTCTGGGCGCCGGTTCCTGTTGGTGCTGGCCCGCCGTGGCGTAGGGGCCCATCGACCGCTCGTCGCGGTCCACGACCTCCTCGGGGAAGCGGGCGGGGAAGAGCAGCTCCCCCTCGTACTGGCGCGGGTCCTCGATGCCGAGCAGCGTGGGTCGGGCCCGCACGGGGTCGTAGCGCATGGGCAGCATGACGTGGTCGTAGCCGAGCTGCTTGTCGAGGATCACGCCGCTCACGTCGCTCTCGTGGAGCCTCTGCATGATCACGACAATCGCCGAGTAGATCGGGCTCGTGAGGCGCGTCGGGATTGCTTCGAGGAAGGTGTTGACCTCGGTCTCGCGCATGGCCTCGGACGCGGCGCTGTCCACGCTGTGGGGGTCGTCGATGATCACCCGGTCACCGCGTATGCCGGTCAGGCTCGTGATGGCCGTGGCGATCCTGAAGCCGCTCGCCGAGTTGACGAAGTTCAGCTTCTCGTTCTGGTCGCGGGCGAGGCGGACCCGGTCGCCCCACCGCTCCTGATACCAGTCGGACGTGATGAGCTGGCGCATGCGGCGGCTGTCACGCGCCGAGAGGTTCTCGATCTTGTGCGCCGCACAAACGTATCGCAAGTGCGGCATGTTTCGCGGGCCCCACTCCCACGAGGGCCAGAAGACGTTCGTGATCAGGCTCTTCATCGTCCCCGGCGGGACGTTGATTAAAAGCCTATTGTAGGGACTTCCGTCCTCAAGCTCGACGCCGTCAGTGATGGCTTCAAGGTGCAGCGCGATCAGGTCCACATGCCACGAGTGGACATACGGAGCGCCGGGTTCGATGACGTGCCACGCGCCCTTGATGAACTCGACCAAGCTCTCCTCGTACTCGGCCTTCTCGATCTCGTAGAGCTGGCGGTCCACGTCGATCTTCTGGCCATCGAACTCAATGAAGCGGCCCATCAGTAGTCCGATCCAACTTTGTCCACGAGGTAGTGGTCGCCGGTCTCGGCGTCCACCAGCTCGTAGAGGAGCATCGCCTTCTCGTGATTGAACATGGCGCTGTATATCAAGTCACCGTCCGGCGCCTCGTAACAGTAGCCGTCGCGGCCATCGAGTTCAGGGCGCCTGAGCCACCCGAACGTGTGGTGGAAGCCGCAGCGGACGATCATGGGCAGGTTTGGCATCACTTCCTCCCGAAGGTCACATTGGTCTGCGCACGGATGTCCTGATTGCGCCACGACCAGCACTCGCCGTCGCTCTGAAAGACGACCCAGACCAGATCGTGCTCGGCGCCGTAGTCGATCAGGACGTGGGCCAGACCGGGGCCACGGGGCGTCTGGACGGGCAGGGGCGGGTTAAGCTGCAACATCAGCCCTGCCCCTCGTTCGGGTCATGCTCGATGGTCTTGGCGGCCAGCAACGCCTGCTTGAAGGCGTCGCGGGCCTCCGGCGTCAGGAGGCGCACGTCCACGGTCGTGTGCTGGACGTGGACGGTGGCGCCGCCGGTGATCTCGGTGTTGACGCGGGGCCCGAGGGTGCGCGGCGCCATCTTCTCGGCCCGCCACTGCGCGGTCGAGATCTTGAGCCGCTGCGAGTTCACGTTGGCCTCGGTCGTCTCGTCGGCCATCGCCTCGATCTTGTCGAGCAGGAAGTCGGCAAGAGCTTCACGCGCGCGGGCGCACCGTGCATCGAAATCGGGGCGGGCCGCCCTCCACCGATACAACGCCGCCCTCGACGGCATCATCGGATCGTTGCAGATCTGCGAAAAGTTTTCACCATTGATCATGCGCTCGCAGATGATGTCGGCGATCTCGTCGGTGTACGACGACGGGCGCCCGACCGGGCGCGCAGTCAGGCTCGGCGGCTTATTGTCGGGGACAGGCTTCTTGACCATCGAAGATCCACTGGTAAAACGGGCAGGCAGGAGTGTCTCGCAATTCGCTCGCCCGGTCAATGCGCCGGATTTCCGGGCGTTCGAAAGCCCACCGAAATTATTTTTGAAAAAAGTTATCCACAGGGGCTTGGAGGGCTTTACAGGCGAAGTTTCTTCGCTTACAAGGGGGACATGGTTGCTTCTAACCACATGGAGATTGACATGACCGACCTGACCTTCGCCCAAGACCTCGGCATCACCAGCGCCAACCTCGCCTTCGATTGCGCCAGCGACTATGCCGACCTTGAGACCTCCATCGACAGTCACCGCCTGAACATTCAGGACACCCTGATCGACGAGGGCATGTCCAACGACGAAAACTTCCGTGCGGCCACAAACGCCTTTGACGCCCGTGTGGAGGAGCTGAAGGCTGCGCGGGCGGCCAAGCTTCCCGCCGTCAACGACCCCGTCTCCTACGCCTTCAACGGCGACTATTACCCCTGCGGCGTCGTCACCAAGATCAGCAAGAACTTCAAGATGATCACCACCTCCGAGGGCCAGACCTTCCACCGTCAGGGCGCCGCCAACCAGTGGAAGATGCACAAGACGTGGTCCTTGGTGAAGGGCCACATCGAGCGCCAGAACCCCCACTTCTGATCAGGTAGGGGGAAAACCCTACCCGGTTTTCCCCCGAGTTATCCCCCCACTTTTGGAGATTGATATGGCCAAGCAAGTTCACACCACTCAAACCGGCATCCTCGGCGTCATGCGCAGCGCGCCCTTCTCGAACGGCTTCAAGGAGGCGCAGGCGGGCAAGCCGATCCGTTACGACGCCTTCGAACATGACGCCAATGGCCAGTGGAACTATGAGCGCGGGCGCCTGTTCGGCCTGATCTTCAACGGTCCCCTGAAGGTGGGCAAGTCGGTCAATCGCCGCGCCGCCGGTCAGTTCTCGATTGCGATTGACCAGAAGGTCATCCTCTAAAAAAGTTATCCACAGGACGAATTATTTTCGTTTTGTGGGTCGAGGTGACTAGACAGACGAAATATCTTCGTTTACAACCTTAAATCACGGTCTGGATGTAGACCGGCACTTAACCAGATGGAGATTGATATGACCGCTCTCAACAACACCGTCGCCGCCGCCGAAGTCTACTTCGCCGCCAAGGAGCAGCTTGATCAGGCCGAGGCCGTCGTGAAGGCCGCCAAGCAGGACGTCGTAGACATCTTGGGCGGCTACGGCTTCCTCGAAGGCGAGACCGCCGACCTCGAAGTCACCTTGCAGTCCCGCAAGACCATCAACGAAAAGATGTTGCTCGCCTTGGGCCTGACGCAGGCCCAGATCGACTCCTGCAAGGTCGAGGGAGAGGCCTACAAGGTGTTCCGCATCAAGGCCAAGAAGCCCAGCAAGGTCCAGAAGGCGGCCTAATCATCAACGGGGGCTGCGGCCCCCGCCCACCCCTGAATGGAGATTGACATGTATTACCTCATCAACAACGACAGCTGCCTCTCCCTCGCCCAGCAGATCGCCCAGTGCGACACCACCCTCTACCTCAAGACGGCGAGGGAGTGGGCCGACCGCCGCAAGGCCAAGACCGGCGACAACTGGTCCGTGGTCAAGATCGAAGACGTCTACACCACCCAGACCTTTGACGAGGCCCACCGCGCGGCCCTCGACGTTCCCCACATGGCGTGCGATTGATGCTCTACGTCCACCCCGTCCACCGTCCACTCTGGGGGAGGCACACTCCCCCAGACGCCCACAACCCCATTAAATGGAGAATTACCGTGCAGAAGCTCATCGACGCCTACAAGGCCAGCCCGTCCGACATGAACGCGCTCCGGTTTGCCCACCACTGCAAAAAGAACCCCGGCGCCGTGGCCATGCTGACCGCCACCGACGCCGCATTGCTGGGCAAGGCCCGCAAGCAGCTTGAGCCCCTCGTCAAAAAACTCGACGCCGTCATCATCGGGGAGTTCATCTGATGCCCCACCCCATCCACACGTCCTTCAACCCGGACGGGACCTTCTCGGTCTACTACTTCGACCGCCTGATCGGGTGGATCGCCAAGGGCTCCATGAAGCGCGGGGGCAGGCCAATTTGGCGGGCCCTCACAACCAACGGCGACCTCCGCCACGCCCGCTCACAGGCCTCCGCAAGGGCCGCGCTGTTGGAGATGAGCCATTGACCCCGGACAAGCTGAAAGACATCATGCACAAGCTGGACTTCAGCACGGCTGACGTGGCCCTGATCATGGGCGTCACCCGCCGCAGCGTCCAACTCTGGCTGGCCGGCGCCAGCCCCCCGCCAGCCTCAGCCGTCATGCTGTTGGAGGGCATTTCCGAGGGCCTGCTCCCGATGGAGTGGGTCGAGGACAAGATCATCGCATCAATGCAGATTGCCTGACGCCCGAGGGGGTGCTGTCAGGCGTAGGGGGCCGGGGGGCTGGTTTTGCGTTCCCCCCGGCCCTTTTGCGTTTAGGATTTCTTCGCTCGCCCCTTTGCTCCGGGACTGTTCTCTCCGGTTCTTGCCTTGCAATAGGCGATAAATCCGGGTGAGTTGAGATTTTCCTTCTGCGTTCCCCAACGCAAGTTTTCGGGGCGATTGTTAGTAGCATCCTCGTCAATATGGATTACGACGGCACGGGGAAATGGGGCTGGGCCATGAAAAGCAGAACAGACAAGCCGATGAACTTTAAAATTTTTTCCACGATAGCTTGTCATGAAATAAATATGGCGAGCATTTTTAAATGATTTACCTTTTGTCCCAAAAGTTGGTTTTGTTACATAAGATCTAAAACCACCATTGGGCATTTCTGCAGTAGTCGATGGCGCCCATGTTCTTCCCAAGGAAGACGCTTTGAAGCCATCAACCTCGGGAACATCTTTCCAAATTTCACCCTCCACACGAACCTCCTTTAGATATGATACCCAATCAAATCTAAAGTATTTTGCATGGAGGGTCAATCAAAAGGAAGCGGGTCGTCTATGTGCGCCTTGCTGTCGGGGATGGCGTCCAAAGGGTCGCGGGGAGGCCCGGAGACCAGCTCCACCTGACAACCGGGGAAGGACGCCTTCACTGCCGCCAGCGTCTGATAGTTAGCCAGAAGCCTCCCCACCTCTGACATCGTGTAGACCTCGACGTGCCTGCCCTGCGCCACGACCAGACGCGCGTCCAGATCGTTTTTAACGACCGCCACGACTGTCCCGTCGGGCGTGACGCACTCCCATACCTCCGGGGCGAGTTCATGAGCTCCAGCGGCCTCCGCAGCCCGGTCCAGAGCCCTCCACGCCTTCATCATTCGGTCGGCCTCAATCTTCACGTCCTGAAGGTTGCCCCTCCAGATCGCCTGATTGGTCTTGTAGCGTTGCCTGTCAAACTTTTCACGCAATTCACGATCTACAAGGAGGCGCAGGCGGTCCCGGCCCCACTTCTCCTCCATCGCGACGGCGACCATGTCGAGGTCGTCGAGGTGCTCCCGACCGGCGATGTAGGTGCCGGGCGTCATGTGCCAATCCGGGAAGTCCCGGTCGGTCGTGGGGACGCCGAAGTGGGTCCGGGTGCCCTGCGGCCATGGCTTGAAGTCGTGCTTCTTGGGCGCCTTAGCCATTGGCCACCTCCACCAGACGCAGGCCGCTGATGCGGTTGTGCTTGTCGATCATGGCGAACTCAATGACGCCATTGTCGATCAGGGCGTTCACATACGCCTTGGCGCGCGCCGGGGGCACCTTGAACTCCTGCGCGATCATGTCCACCACATAGCGCCCCAGCGTCCTCGTCTGGGCCTTGTGCGAGAGCGGGGGCCTCGCCGCGAGCCTGCGCTCCAAAATCCCCCCCACCACAAAGTCCCTGACCCCATCGGGGACACACACCGGCGCCGGCGCCCCCACGCCCTCCTCGGGGAGCGCCACGTCAATGCCATTGGCCTGCGACACGACCCAGCCGCGCATGGCGGGGTAGAACTCGACGAGCAGCGCGCTGTCGCTCGTCCCGGCCATGTATGTGCCCTTCACGCCGAGGCGCCACACATTCTTCTTCGCCGGTCGGTCGAGGTACAGCTTGAGGCTCTTCCAGCCGTCCCGCGAGTGCTTGGTGCATTCGACCAGCCGCCAGTCACCCGCCTGCCTGATCGTCACCTCGTGCGTGTGCATCCTCAACAGGGCGCCACCCACCCTCACCGTCACATATTCCATCCTGACCTCCATTTCGATTGCTAAGGTTAAAACGCTAACTCAGTTTGTTCAGCACGTCAATTCAACATCAAACGCCTCAAGCGGGGGAGGCCCGGAGCGACAGCGCAGGGCCGATCCCGCCCCCTCCACAATGTCCGGTCAGCAGTGGGGGCCGCGAAGCGCGCCCCTAGACCCTCCATTGACCCCACCGGAACTCACACCCCGCCGAAGCGGGGGGTGTAATGTAACACATTACACCACAACACCACGCACAACCTCCGCAAACTTTACGGAGGTTAGCGGAGGTTAGCGGAGGTCTGTCGATTTCGCCCGGATTTCTGGGATTTTCAACCTCCGCATGAGTTCCGGTCATTCCCACGCCCTCTTCGTGTCGTCGGGGTGGTATTCGCGGGCCTCCGCGACGTATCCGGGGATGACGCGCAGGAAGTCCTCGGTGTGGTGCCAGACCAGTTTGCAGCCCTCTGGGGCGGTCAGGGACCACCGTTCGATGACGAGGCGGGGTATCCACAGCCCCCGCCTCAGTCGGGCCTTCCAGTGGCGCTTGGAGACGGACTTGAAGCGCATCAGGCAAAGTCCTTCGGGATGATGTAGCAGCGGTTATCGCGCCCTTGACCGATGATCTGGTGGGCGAAGGGCTCCGCCTCATGGTGCAGGCGGAAGGCCTGCGGTTCTTGGTGCTGAAAGAACCGCATGGCCTTCTCATCCGCCCGGCTCTCGATGGCCGCAGTCTGGAGGCCGCGCAGCGACATGTCGCCGGTGGCGTTCCCGAGGCGTCGATAGAAGTCATCGTTCAGGAAGGCGAAAGGATCGCCAGCCTTTTCGTAAAGCTTAGTTTCTGTCCACACCTCGGTGAAAGGGTTATATCCTCTGATGATCATATATGGCTCAAACGGGATGACCTTGATGGGCATCAGGTTCTGGGCGCTGACGATGGCGGGCGCCGCGAACAGGGACGCCATGCCGGTAAGGAAGTCTCTTCTTGATGATGTTAAGCTCATGCTATCTTCTCCCATCTCAAATCTAGGGAATGTTCGGGCCAGACGTGATTGACTGCCCCGCAATGCTCACATGGAGCATATTCGTTGGTGTACTCATGCTCGACGTGGACGCGCCACGGCCAGCGGTTGCGGATCTCGGCCTTGTAGCGAAAGTCCAGTTCGCCCGCTGAGGTCTTCGTGCAGGCGCCGCACTTGAAGCTGATGGGCTCAAGGGGCATCGTCGAGGGCCTTGCGGGCGATGTTGATGCGCTTTGACAGGATTTCCGCCACGTCGAGCATATTGCCGACAGTGCTGGTTGACCAAGGTGTCTCATAGCCCGCAGCTATCTCCCGCAGCGCCGCCTCCAGCTTTTCGATGCGGGCTTCTAACTTAGCGGCATGTACAGCACGGCGCATCGCCTCAAGCGTATCTGGGCTGATAACCATATAACGATTATTCATCTTTCCCCTCCAGTGCTTTGCGGGCGAATATTTTTAATGCTTCAGCATTTGGCGGTGCTGGCACTTCACAATGCACGATGATCGACCGCAGCGCCGCCTCCAGCTTCTCGATGCGGTCGGCATCGACGGCCATCTGCCGCGTCAATTCATTGACAGCCGTGACTATCGCGTAAATTTCAGGCTTCATCCAAGGTCTCCATCACGGCTTTGACGACTTCCGCCGCGAGGGGCGGGATAATTGCGTTTCCGTAGGCGCGCAACATGCCTACTCGATTAATCGCGGCATGAGCGTCAAACACGGCTTCCCCAAACGCTTGTGCATCGCATGCCAGTAGGAATGACAATTCGTGCAAAGGGTCTGAAGATTGGGCGCGCTGTTGTTCATTGGATTGCCATTGACATGATGGATACACAAATCCACCGTCCATCCGCATGATGCGCATTGCCCCTGCAACTTTTTCTTTGCCCGCTTTCGTGACGCTGCCGCTGTCGGCGGCTCCGTTGCATGTTGTCGCTTGACTGAGCATGAAATCGAACAGAACTTGCGGCGCATATAATTTGCCACACACTCCAGTTGGTTGTTTTTCCCTACTCTCTTCCTTGTAAAGATGCTCCCGCACCATTCGCAAGATTTCGCCGGGGTCTGTTTGGCTTCTTTCGGCATGATCGGTTATCCTTTTTGAGGCTTCTTCACATATGGATAACACATTTGCCAAGCAATTGGAAACCCCATCAACCAGCAAGGGAAGGCCGGGTTTAACGCGCCGGGCTTTCCCGTCTGATCCGGCGAGCCAGATGTGGTCGGACCAGAAAGAACCGTCGCTGCCACTTGATTGGTCAATTGTTCTTGTCGGCCATCCGTCCTTGGCGTGTTCGCCATATGCCCATCCAATGCCATTGGCGTTTTCCATGTTGTTCTCATCAATTCTGGCAATGTCCATCCCGCCTTGGCAGCAGCCTCCGGCGTCCTGTTGCCGGTCTTTCCGTTCCCGTTCTTCTCGTCCGACGCTCTGGGCGTTGGCCATGTGGTCACCGCAGCTATGCCCCGAAGGTTGCTGTGATCCCATTCCCGTTGGGCGCTCTCCGGCGTTGCAGGAACCCTGCAATCCTGTTGTAGCGGCGTTGGCCACGTCCCCACGATCTTCACCACCCCCGGCAAGCTGACCGTGATCTTCGTGCCGTTCTCCCGCTTCCCCGTCACGCTCGCCGTTCCCATCCCGTGACCGCCGTCCCCGTCCGCCTTCGTAGGGGTCGGCCATGTGGCCAACACTTCGTGCGTTAGGCCCACCTGTGCCACCCTGCCCGTGTGTCTGTCGTAAGCTCTCTGGCCCGGTGTCCAAGGCTGACCGCCCGCCGTCTCCAGACGCTCCAGCGTCACCCCCGGTTCTGTGGTGGCTGGCGTTCTCCAAGTCTGTAGCGACCCAGTAGAGCCGCTGGCGAATGTGCGGGGCGTTGACCGCGAGAGCCGGAATATCTGCCGCCCGGCTGGAGTAGCCACTTCCTTCCAGATCAGCTCGAACTCCATCGAACCATCCGTACCCAGCCTTTCCCGCAACTTGCTCCCCCATGACGACAGGGGGTCGGCATGCCTGAATGAGGCGGTGGAAGTGGGGCCAGAGGTGGCGGGGGTCGTCGGTTCCTGCGCCCTTTCCCGCGACCGAGAACGGCTGGCACGGGCATGACCCTGTCCAGACATGACGATCAGGCGCCCACCCAGCGAGGTGTAGTGCTTGGCTCCATCCCCCGATCCCGGCGAAGAAGTGGCACTGGTCAAATCCTGAAAGGTCGGAAGGTCGAAGATCGACAATTGATTTGGTGGAGACTTCGCCATCGGGGATCAGTCCTTCCTTGATCAAGTTGCGCAACCACTGTGCGGCGTAGGGGTCAATCTCGTTGTAGAAGGCCGTCACTGCTTCACCTGTTCGGTTTCTGCGGCAAACTCCTTCAGGTGCTCCTCGACGGCCCTGAAGACGTTCTTCAAGTTGCCCTCCCAGTTGGGCTGGGTGCTGGTGTTGAACATCGCCTCGGCCAAGATGAAGGCGAGGCTGTTCATGATGACCGGGCCGCCCTTGTCCTTCAGGATGATGCGGACCCGGCTCACCACCTTCTCGCATTCGCGCGCGAGACGTTCGTTATCAAATTCCATGAACTTTCCCCTCTAGTCGATTGATCCGATTACTTTGAGGCCTTGCATCTTGGTGCTCTTGTCCGCGACCTCGTAGGACAAAATCTGGTTGGACAGCCATGTGTCCACCATCATCTCGACCACCTTCTCGGGGAGGTCGAATTGCTGGCTCAGGACCGCCGAAGCGTACCGCCCCTGCTTGCGGGTCTGGGAGTAGCTGGAGAGCGGGCGCCCAGAGAACCACGCGACCCGGATCACGTTGAGCATGTCGCGGCAGGCCTGCTTCTCGGGCCAGACGCTCTTGGCCTCGGCCTTGGCGTTGGCCTGCCCCGCGTAGAGGCTGGTCTCGCCGGTGATGTCATTGACGACGACCTTCTTCAGTTCGAAGGCCTGCCGCCAGCCGTCCTCGGCGCTCTTGATCTTACGGGCGTGGATCTCGCCGATCATCTCGCCCTCCTCCCGCTCAATGCCGAGCAGGAAGTCACCGGCGCCGTCAAACACCGTGGACCCCCGCAGGTTGCCCGCCCGGCTCGTGTGGTGGACGCCGACGACCGTGGCGCCAAAGGTCGTGCGGACGGCGTCGCAGGCGCCAATGAAGAGGGTCATGTCCTTCTGGAGGTTCTCGTCGGCACCCGGCAACACGCGGCTGACAGTGTCCACGAAGACGGTGACGGGGAACCCCCCGGCGACCTTGCCGATCTCGGCCACGGTGCGCAGGAGCCTCTCCACGTCCGCCTGCGCCATGAAGTTGATCGTTTGCTGGATCAGGTAGAAGGGCAGGCCGCGCACCTTGACGCCAGCCTCCTTCTCCCACGCGAGGATGCGTGTGCCGATGTCGCCCACGCCCTCTGACGAGATGTAGACGACGGGGCCGGTCTTGTTGATCCTGCGCCCAAACCACTCCGCCCGCTCCGAGCAGATCGACAGGCCCATGCCAATAGTGATGAAGCTCTTGCCGCATCCCGGAGGGCCATAGACGAAGCCGAGCGCCGCCTCAATCATCAACTTGTCGATCAGATACTTGGGCTTGGGAAGGGACAAAATCCCCTCAATGTCGAGGAACTCAAATAGATCAACGGTCGTTGGCTTAATTACATCGACGAAAAGTTCGCCGGTTTCCTCGTCCACCTTGTAGAACTTGACCGGCTGCGGCTCATCGGCCTGATCGAAAGGGCGGCCGGGGCGCTCCACCTTCGCATGCTCGGCCACCTTGGTGTCCCACTGGTCGATGGCGTTCTGCCACTTGTGCCTGAACATTGAGATGCCACGCCCCTCGCGCTCCAGAAGGTCGGCGTTTGAGACGCCGTACCCGCCCTGAATGCGGCTCTTCACCTTGCGCTCGTAGGTGGCGAAGCTTTCGAGCATGTGCTTTTCAGACAAACTCCCCAGATCTCCGGGGCAATCGCGCTTCAGATCGACCACCGCCGCCCAGACCAGCTTGGTCATGTAGTCCTCGCGGCCATCGACAATATTGCCAAAGTTATCCACAGCTTTATTTGGTGACGCAGTTTTTTCGCCTGTTACACGGTTCCCGCCAGATCCGCCGTGCTCAATGGCGAGCTGGGTGATCTGGTCGCAGAACCACTGCGGCGCCGTGGCGATGTCCATCTCCCACGGCTCGTGGCCGTCCTTCCAGCGGTATGACTTGCCGCTCTCGTGGGTGCTGGGCGGCATCATGGCGAAGCCTCCCTGCCCCCTGATGTCCACCCCGATGCTCGTCTTGCATGTCGGGGGAACCCACCCCAGAGGGGCCCGGAAAAAGAGCTGGACGCCGCCGCCGCCCGTGGCCTGCTCGACCGTTTCCAGCTCGCCGGCGCTCTGTTTCATGTGAAACATGTCGTCCCACCAAGCCTGCGCCCGCACGTCCTTGTGCAGGTCCAGATCGACGACGAAGACCCCGCTGGAGCAGGCGCCCGCGATCAGGCCCATGTTGTTGCGGCGGGCGTGTTCGCCTTCCTCGCCATACCAACGCTCGAAGGTGAAGTCGGGGATCAGCTCGTTTTCCAGTTCACGCCACTTCGGCAGTGCCGGGCGCTTCCACTGGTTGCGGTTCTCACGGTGGCTCATGGCCGGGACAACTTGCATCCCGACCGAGCGATACATGCGAGCCCACTCTGTAGGGTCCGCGAAGTCTGGATCAAATGACATTGCGAGGCTCATATCTATCTCGATTTCAACGTGTTGCGGCATACCAAGCCATCAGCGCGGCATCTGCGCGGCCATCATGCTTCTTCAGGGCGAACAGGCCCGCGTAGTTGGGGAACAGCTCACAGGCGCGCAGGCGTGAGCCATCCTTGCCCCCGCGAACCTTCGCAGCCTTCTGCCACTCTTGCGGGGTGATGATAGTTACAGGCAGATCATACGCGGCAAGAACACCCTCAATGAGGCCTGTGCTGCGCCCGAAAGAGAAAACGGACGTAACCCCCTGTCCCGGCATGGCCCCAACCCGCTCAAGAATGACGCCCCCAACTTCAAATTCGATAGCAAGCAAATGCGCGAGACCAGCGGCGTGGACCTCACGCTTCACTTTGTTGTTTCGCTTAACTTCCATCGTAGGCATATCAACAATGGACAGATGGCCATTCTCAACATCAAAATATGCAACGGCCCCATTCAGGCCGGGGTCAATTCCAACGTACATCATGCTGCGGTCCTTGCTGCCTCGTCGAGGGCTGTAAAGTGATCCCAATTGACCACGCCGCGCGTGGCCTCAATGATCTGCGGGCGCCACCGGTGGGGCACCATCTGCCGGTTCTTCCACTTCGTGCGGGCGTGGCGGCTGACGCCTAGCTTCTCCGCAGCGCGCAGGATCAGATCCCACTCGTAGTCAGTCTTCATCATCATGCACCTTCCAGAAGAAGTTGTAGGCGGCCTCGCACAGGTCGGCGATCCAGACGGACGCAACCACGAACGCGACTGTGATCGCGAGCCAGATCAGTATCGAAGCAACAATGACGGCCACGGCCACCTCCAAGTGATTTGCGAAGGTTGAGACATTTTGTCTTCGAAGTCAACTGGGGGAAAAGACAAATTGTCCGTTGACACCGTTTCGCAAATCAGCCTACCCTGCGGACAGTTCGAAATTGAAAGTGACCCATGAAAAATCCATTCGAGGTCCACGACCTCCAGCATCTCTCCCCCTCCGCCTGCAATCTCTTCACGAACAGCCCCGCGATGTTCGTGCTTGAGAAGTGCTTGAAGAAGCGCAGCCCTGTCGGCGCCGCAGCCTATCGCGGCACTGCCGTCGAGGCGGGTATCGTCGAGGGCCTCCTGAATGGCTCCGATGACGAGACGTGCGCCAAGATCGCTCAGGTTGAGTTTGACAAGCTCACCGCCTTGTCAGGCGACAGCCGCCGCGAGAAGGAGGCGGGCGCCATTGGCGACATGGTCAAGATGGGCCTGTCCGAGCTGCGCCCCTATGGAAGGCCCACCTCGACGCAGGGCAAGATCGAGTACCGCATTGAGGGCCTGATGGTCCCGATGATCGGCTTCTATGACTTCGAATGGGCAAATCATGGCATCCTCACGGACCTCAAAACTACACACGCGCTTCCCTCGAAAATCTCCACCAGCCACGCACGGCAAGTTGCTCTCTATGTCGCTGCACGGGGTAACAATCTTGATGCGCGCCTCACCTACGTCACAAGCAAGAAGTCTGCGACGTACCATCTGGAGAACGTGGCGCAGCATGTGCTGGCTCTGGAAAAGATTGCGCTGACCATTCAGCGTTTCCTGTCGATCTCCGACGACCCCTTGGAGCTTGCCTCCATCGTTGTCCCGGAGGTGGACAGCTTCTATTTTGCAGATCCGATGGCTCGCAAGGCCGCGTTCGATGTGTGGGGGCTGTGATGTTTACAGATGAAGAGAATGTCCACGAAATGTGGTGCCCTTTGGCTCGTATTTTTGATCCCGTCAAAAAGGCAGTTGGGTATAATGCTGTTCAGCAATGGGAAGATGGTCAGCCTGCTGACACATTGCATGAAGAAATAGCTAATTGTCGTGGTTCCCGCTGCATGATGTGGCGCTTCAAAAACGATACACATGAAAATCTTGATGGATACTGCGGATTGGCCGGGCGGCCGATCTTTTAAGTTTCGGGCGGTAGTTTAAGGCGAACGCCGGGTAAACCGGGGGTGTGGGGAGACCCCACTCGCCCGATAAAGTTCAGCCCATGTGGGCGAAGGCAAGGGGCCAGCCATATGGCCCCATCATGGAGTATGGAAAATGGCATTGGGTTTCTCTTACGGCGGCACCGGCGGTGGCGCAGACTTCCTCCCCATCGTGAAGTTCGACGCCCGTGCGGGTCGCTTCTTCCGTGTGGACCGTGAGGACGGCGTCTCGACGCCCCACGACATCACCCGCAACTTCAAGGCGGTCTTTGACTTTGAAAACCTTGAAGTGGGCTGGATCTTGTTTAGCGCGGGGTCGGCGCCCGACTTTCGGATGGTTCCCTTCGGGACTGATCGCGGCCCCAAGCCTTCCGACGACCACAAGGGCGGCATCCGCATGTCGATCAAACTGTCTGGCGAGTGCGGTGGTGACTGCCGCGAGCTTGCTGGCACATCTGGCGCCATGATGAATGGCATCGACCTTCTGCACGACGAATACCTTGCAGGCGCCGCCGCCAACCCCGGCAAGCTGCCTGTCGTTGTCCTTGAGGATACCATCCCCATCGAGAGCGGTTCGGGGGCGAAGAAGTCCACGAACTATCGGCCCGTGTTTCAGATCATTGGCTGGGTCAAGCGCCCCAGCGGCCTGAACGAAACGGCGGCTGCTCCGCAGGCGGACAAGTTCATCCAGCCCTCAATGGCGGCGCCCAAGTCTCCGCCCTCCACTGGCTCGACACGCGCAGCGCCACCCAAGGTTGCGCCTCCCGCCGATGACGAGGACTTCGGCTAATTAAACCGGGGCGGGCCACGGCCCGTCCCACCACCAAACTGGAGAGTGACGTTGAAGTTTTTGCTCACGATGAACATGCCCGCGCATCGCGGTGGTCCAATTCACCAGATCACCTGTGAGCATCCCGCGAGGAGCCTCGCCGAGTTCTGCGGCGCTCTTGAGAAGAACGAGTTCGTCCTCGTTGAGGAGTTCTACCGCAATACTGAGGCGCCGACTGGCGTTGACCCCTACTACTCGGTCGGTTTCACGGCCCTCAATTATCGCGTCATCGGCAAGGTCAAGGAGCTGGGCACAGTCACGACCGCCCAGAAGAACATTAAATTTGGAGATGGATATGAACAGAACTTTCGAAAGGGTAATGCTTGACGGCGAGAGCCGCCCGTCAGGCTACAAAGTAACGTGCTGCCGGTGCAAGAATGTGGACAACATCGGCGCCGGTTCGCACTCCGGCAATCTACCCCCGGAGATGATCGCGAAAAAGTTCAAGCAGCGCGGCTGGCGACTGGGAAAGCGCGTTGAACTGGACGTGTGCGAAGTGTGCGTCACGAAGGAGAAAATCTCGCGCAAGTCGATCAAACTCGGCGACTTGTCAGTGAGCGACGTGAAGGCGCTCGGCCTTGGCGCAGTCCCGCCGCCCCCTCCCGCTGAAGAAAAAACCCTCACGATCATTGAGGCCATCAGGCTCGGGTGGGCGAGTAAGCCCACAATCTACCGATACATCTCAGACGGCAAGCTCCCCTGCATAAAGGAGGACGGAAAAATGCTCCGTGTGAAAGAAGTTGATTTAGAGCGCGCCTTTAAAGATATGCGCAAAGTGTCACCGAGGCCGGTGCTCCACTTGAAGATCAAGCCATCAGTGAGCCAACCGGCTTCGCCAATTAACGATCCCAAGCCCCTATTGAATGAAGGAGACGCCCCAGTGGCCATAATACCTGTAGCCGCCATGACCAAAGAAGACCGCCGCATCATCTTCAGCGAGATCGACAGCCACTACCTTGACGAGCTGCGCGGCTACGCAAAGGACTGGGACGACCTAAAGGTGGCCACTGGCCTCAAGGTGCCAGTTGAGTGGGTCCGCACCATTCGAGAAGACAATTTCGGCGCCGAGAGGGGCGACCAAATTGGCGTTGAAATTGAGAAGCTCAAGGCGGCCAGCGCCGAGGCGGAGACGCTGATCAAGACAATGCGCGAGCTTTGGGACGCCATGGACCGGACCCTCTTGGAGTACGAGACCAAGCAGGCCGCACTCTCCGGGGAAGCCACCAAAATTCACGCCGCCCTCGCCGACGCGAAGGGCAAGATTGACATCTACACCAGCAAGTAAGGGGAACCTAATGAACCACACTGAAATTTTGACTGCATCTGTCCTCACCCTCCGTGACCGCGACAATCAATACGGAAACATGGAGGAGACGATGGTCCGCGCTTGTGAGATCTTTGAGATGATTACGGGCAAAGAGCTGACGCCCTACGAAGCCAACATCTTCATGCACTCACTGAAGCTGGCCCGCATCAGGACGTCGCCCCAGAAGCCAGACAACTACGTCGATGGCGTCAATTACCTCGCTTTCGCCGGGGAGTTTGCGACCCAGACCGACGCCGCCAATACGGCGGTCAGCGACGCAATCATCAGTTCCGGCATGCGCGACCTTGTTGATCAATTCAGGGCGCAGGAGGGTAACATATGACCAGCAAGAGCGACTTGACCCACGACGAGAAGCTCAGGGCGGCCTACGCCTACCTGATCAACGGCGTGGCCCAGCACCACATTGCCGCCCTCTACGGCGTCAATCAGGGGCGCGTCAGCGAGGCGGTGGCGCTCGTCGCCAAGGCCGTCAATTACCCCGGAAGGACGTGGTCGGCGCCGAAGGACGTGTCGGACGAGTTCGGCATGCCGTACACCCCGGCGGACGTCAGCTTCTTCAAAAAGGGGAGCGCCCCGGAAAGCAAGTAGTCCCGAAATGGTACAGCGTCCGAGTGTCCGCGTTAATGGATTGGTGACACCTTTGCTCCAGAGTGAGGGTGTCACTAGCATTGATATGGAGATCGACATGCAGACCATTCAGAACAAGCTCCGCCGGTTCGAGACCCTCGTTGACCCGATGTACCGCACCAAGCGGGAGTTCCTGATCAACCCGGACGGCCTTGAGGCGGCGGACTACATCGACAACTTTCAAAAGCACATGGGCTACATCATCGCCATTGCTTTTGAGCACATCGAAGACGAGGCCATCCACGAGCGCATCACGCGCCACGGTTATGCCGCCATTAAAGGAGTGAAGTGATGGATATGGAATTGAAGATCGTCGGGTCTTTGGTGCTCCTTGTGGGCGTTAACATCATCATCGGATGGGGGGTATAATGATCGACAAAACTAAAACCTATCGCACCCGCGATGGTCGTGAAGTCCGCATCTATGCGACGGATGGCGTTGAAGGCGAAGAAGTACATGGGTCTGTTAAACGATCCTATGGATGGCGCGCCGAAACTTGGCCTTTAAACGGTCTTCATTCCGTTGATAGTAGTCTCGACCTCATCGAAGTCCGCCCCCGCCACAAGCGGACGTTGTGGGTGAATGAATATGAGGACAATAGGCCCACAGCTCATCTGTCGAAAGAATTGGCAGATCAATATCGTTTTGACCGCATCGCCTGCATCAAGGTCGAATTGGATTTTGAAGAGGGAGAAGGGTTGTGACTGATCTCTTAATGCCAAGGCGCAAGTTCCTCACCGGCCTGTTTGGCCTTGTAGCAGCGCCTGCTGTTGTCAAAGCTTCTAACATCATGCCGGTGAAGGTGATTGAGCCGAAGTGGTATTTGGCTGATGGTCTGCCGCTTCAAACTATGGCGCATCCCGTTCGCGCAGGCAGCGCCATCCGTCTCAGCGAACTGCGCGAGATACTTAGGCCCGGCGCGCAGAAAATGTTTGACGAGATGTACGCAGAGCATCCCGGCCAGTGGAAGTCGATATTTGCGGGAGAGATAGATGGTTGACCTTCAAGAGAAGTCCATCGAGCTGTGGCGGGAAGCGTACTTCAATTTGCACAAAGAAATGCGCGAGCTTGAAGACAAAACCATCACCCGCATCGTGATGCTCGAACAGGCCCTTGATGACGCCCTCGGGGAGTGGGAATATAACGCCACGACCTACAAGAGTGAGCCCCTTGTCAAGAAACATGAGGATCTCGAACAGATCGCCTACTATCGCAAGTTGCTCGACGACAGGCTAAAGTAGGCGTCCCGAAACCGCATGGCCGATGGAGAGAATGGTCCTGCCCGCAACAGGAGTTGTAAATGAAGATCACCGCGCTGGCCCTTGTGGCCCTAAGTATGGCGGCGCCCGCCGTTGCAGACGAAATGTCCGCAGCCGAGTATTTCGCCAGAGATAAGGCCAACAAGTGGACCGGCGAGCTGGTTCACACTCCAAGCCCCTACGGGAGGCTCGTGAAGCTCTCCAAGATGACGCCCGAGAAGCAGAAGCTGGCGGACGCCATTGCGGACCACGTCACGGCCCAGATCGGCTCAAAGTGGGTCGATACCGCCTTGCGGATTGCCAAATTGGAGAGCAACTTCACTTGCCGGGCCAGAGGGCCGAAGACGCGCCACGGCAACGCCAAGGGCGTCTTCCAGCTCATCGACAGCTCGGCTCGGTCGTTGGGATTTGATCCGACGCGAATGTACGAGTGCGAACAAAATATTTTCGCGGGGGTGGCGCACATGAAGGCCTGCATTGAAAAGGGCGGTGTCCGTGAGCCCCGTGAGATGGCGGCCTGCCATGTGGCGGGGTGGGCGAATTGGAACGTGAGGCTCGCTCGGCGCCCGGAGCGGTACAAGCAGCGTTATGTCGCCCTGACATTTCACTGACAATTCAAATGGAGAATGAAATGAGAACGCTTGAGGAACTTCACGCACATTACAAGGCCGTCAGGGCCCGCTTAGATAACCCAATTAAAAAGGAACCTCCCTTCCGCCTCATTTACCCCGAGCCAGAGCCGGAGCCATACCCGGACCCACTCAGCCTCCCCGCCATTGTTCAGGAACTTAATGAGATCGTCGAAGTGGCCATTGCGGCCCCTCCGGCGGTCACTGAGACGCCATCCAAGAAGATCTTGTCTGAGGTGGCCGAGAAGTACGGGATGCCGCCCACGGTCTTCCGCAGCAAGAGCAGGGACGCGGCCTACGTCCTGTGTCGTCAGGAGGCGTCGTATCGGCTCAAGTATGAGCTGAACTTTTCGCTCTCGCAGATCGGGCGCCTGATGGGCCACCGGGACCACACGACCGTCCTCCACGCGATCCGCCGCTATGAAAAAAATCTCGCCCTTGGCTTGGGGCCTTGGGCGAGCAAGTCGTGCGTTTCGAGCGCCTGTGTCACTCAGGTGGAACCACAGACGCAAAATGATCATGGATGATCTCAGCCGATCACGCAAGGAGGATCTTCCCCAGACGGGGGAGGGTCAATCAACATTTGGGGTGACGATACTGGAGCTGCGGCTCTTCTCGTGCCGCTTTGTAATTGGCTCCAGCGAAGACGCTGGGGCCATTTTTTGTGGCGCCCAAACCTTCAGGGGCTCCTACTGCAAGGCCCACCACAAGATCTGCTACAAGGGCCTGCCCGCTACCCCAATCGTTTTGGAGCGTCCTGCTTCGCGGCGGACATGATGAGGTCGAGCTGGTCGGTGATCGGCGTGACGCGCATCTTCACCATCTCGTTGCGGAAACTTTCAGTCGCCACCGCGCCGCTGCGGGCCTGCTTCGCCACCTCAATCTGAAGCATCGGGAGGGCCGAGATGGCGCACATCCACTCATCAATTTCTTGACCAGTCTGCGGGTGCGTTCCACGAAGCTGCGTGAACCAAGAACACTGCGTCTGAATGCAGTCTTTCTTAATGAGCGGGCAGAATGTTCCCTGTTTAAGCTGCATGGATTAATTCTTCGAGCAGATGATCACGTCCGCGTATTGCAGACTGGGGATGGTGTGGGCGTGGCCGTTACCGCCGCCGGTTGAATTGATCGTGATGCCGGTTGTGGAAGTGCTGGTAAGGTTGCTGCTGCCGCCACTTTGGCCTGCTGTAGCGCCAGTTACGTTGCTGTTTGGATAGGCAGCGTATGTATGATTATGGCCGGGGTCTGTAATACTGTGGCTGTGGCTCGGCATCTCGTTAATTGTCAGGGTGAAAGACCCCGTCGAATAAGACCCGGTAAACATGGTGCTGAAGCTAATGGAGCCACCCGTCCCCGCGCCAGTACCGCTGACGATACGCAGTGCGCGATCATTGACCGTAGTCACCTGCGTCCAGCCAGTCGGCGCCGCCGCCTGATAGAATGGCATGACCGTGCCCGCCGGGATGACCGTGGGGACAGCATTTTCTGCACGGAAAATATTGGTCCCGTCGGAATAGACCAGCGTGTGAAATCCTTGAGTCAGCGCCAAGCTTGTCCCGCCGCCGCCGCTTGAAATGGTGACCGTGAAGGACCCGGTCGTGTTGTTGTAGACGGTCCAAATGCCGCCAACGCCCGAGGGGATCTGATAGGTCACGTTGGCAGTCAACGTGGCCGTGCCGGAGATCGAGGTGCCAATAACAAGGATGGGCGCCTGATACTCGGAGGCCGTCAGGACAACCGTCCCGGAGACGCTCGTCGGGTTCTTGACCTGAATGCCGCCCAGCGAGCGGTCAACCACATCCCAGTCAGAATTGATCGGCCCCGACCAGCCCGTGGGGTTTGACGAATAATCGTTGTACCCGGGCTTCTCAATGTTCTTGTTTGTGGTGTAGGTGCTGGCCATCAGGGGCTCCTCAAATGTGCTTGTTGGCGACTTCCAATGCGCGGGCGACGGTGTCGTCGCTCTCGTTTAGGAGGCCCTCTGTGCTCTGCGTGACTTGTTTCTTCGCCGCCTTGGACAATGCCATGAGGTTGACGGCGCCGCCAGTGGCGCGGGCGGGGCGCTCACCGGCCTGCTTCTTCGCCTCCTCACTGATTACCATCAGCGGGCCCAAGACCTTGTTGTAGACGCCCGGGTAGTCGTCCATCATGTTGGCGATCTTGGTGAAGGACGCGACGTCATTTTTCTTGGCGAGGGCGACCATCTGGTTGGCGATGCGCTGCTCGACCTTGTTCATGGCGTATGCACCACTTCCGACCGCCGCAGCGCCAGCGGCGCTCAAGATTTGAGCCGTCTGCGGGACCCCGTGAGCGGTCAGGAAATTAGCGACCATCGGAAGGTTTTCGTAAAGGGCGGGGAGGCCCAATAGGCCGGTGCCTGTAGCTACACTTTTTCCAAGGGCCGAACTTGTTACGGCCTTTGTCTGCTCTGCCTTTGTTATGTCCGCACGGATCTTGTTGGCCTGTTGCAGGAGGTTCTCGGACAGGGCCTTCCCCCGAATGGCCTGAGCCGTTTCGTGGCCAAACACCAGCGAAAGTTTTTCCATCAGGTCAGGGTTCTTGATGAACCGCTGCGAAATCAGTTGGGGGTTTTTGACAATGTCCTCCTCCAACTGCCCCAGCAATCCAACTTCAAACGCTTGCTGCTGGCCCGGCGTATACGACTTGAAGGCCTTGGTGAACTCGTCCTTGTCGTACATGTCGTAAGTCGTCAGGAACCTTGCGCCAGCTTGGGGCGCATCAGCCGCCTTAAAGGTGTCGCTGGCGATGCCGCGCGCGGCCTTGTACTCCGGGATGAGCGGATCAAGGATGTCGAGCATTTCTTTCTTGGCGTCCATAGCGGCTGACAGGCGCGGCTGGTCGCCAGTGCGCTTGGCCTGCTCAATGATGGAGTCGAGCTGCTTTTTGGTTTCGTCGTAGTGCTGAAGGTTGCCCGGCAAAACCCTATCGGGCACCTCCGCAACTTCTGGGACTTCACGGAACCCGCGCTCCGTCTGCTCCCAACGGGCTTCCTGACGAGGCGTTCCCTTGACGTTCTGTGGGGCCCGCAGATCCCAGTCCGGCAAATTGGCGGCATTTTTCTTTGCGGCCTCTTCGGCCTCCTGAAAAATGGGGCGCTCGCGAAGGGCGGCGAAGGGCGCATCGTCAATGGCCTGAGCTGCGGGGGTTGCCCGGGCGGCGTCATAAACGCGCTGGCGCTCGGCCTTCCCAAGCTCCTCCAAGCGGGCTTGAAAGGCGGGCCCCTTGGCGTCAACGCCGGTGACGTTTTGGACGAAGCCGCGCATGCGGGCGGGGAACCCGGCGGCGACATCTTTTATATCGCCGGACTGCGCCATGCGCCGAGCGGCGGCAGATGACTCGGCGAGCGGGTCACTAAGGACGCCCGCAAGCCTCTCTTGGGCCCCCAAGGGCGTAACGGACTTCGCGACCGTCTCCGCCGCGCCAAGAACCGGCTGCGCGGCCTTGCTGCCCGCGACCATGCCAGCAAGGCGCGCAGGGATCTCCCACGAGGTGCCATGCGTGGCCTCACCTGCGGCTTCAGATGTCCCGCCACCGATGACGCCCGTCGCCAACCGCTTCGCAGCGCCTTTGACGGGGCCCAGAATGTTCAGGCCAGCCGAGCCAAGACCACCCTGAACAATGGCCTCCTGCGGGGTGCGGGTCTTCATTTCAGGGCCAACCCCAAACGCTTTTTCAGCGGCAGGATTGACGGCCTTGTTGATCTCTTCGGAAGTTACGGCCGGGACATAGAGCTGCTCGCCCCCGGGTATCCCAGCGAATGGGCCCTTTTGCCTGCGCTCCTCAAGCCGCCCAGATACGCCCTTCCAGTACGCCTCTTGGGCGGCGCGGTCTTCTGGTGAGAGGGGAACGCCAAGCTTTTCGCGGGCAAAGGCATACGCCTGATGCCCGAGTACGGGCGCCTGCGTTACGAGCTGCTCAATGTCGCCTTGGCCACCAACGATCCCTGAGCCCATGCGCATGAGGCCAGACTTGGTGGCCTCACCCCAGCGGGTCTGTTTTTCGGGTGGCGTTTCCTCGACCTTGATCGGAACGGAAGTTGATAGATCCAAGCCCTCTCCGAATGAAGAAGGAATGTTTGGCCGTTCTTCAGTGGCAGGAACAATAGGCCGGGAACTTGAAAGATCAAACTCCGCCATCTTACTCTCCAAGGCCAAAGTAGCGCATGATGTTGGGCGAGCCGAGCCGCTTGGCCACATCATTTTTTTGCTTTTGAGTTAATTTGGAACCGTGTTCGTGGATAAATTCATACCACGACATTGGACGTCCGGCAGCATTTTCCATACCGGGAGGCCCCTCCTTAAAGGCCTTAATGAGCGCCGTCTTTTCCGCGTTGTAAGCCGCAGGGGACCGGACAAGATTGAACTGGGCATCGGGGTCAAGCGCAGAGGCCGCATGCGGCGCCTTGCCAATGAACATTCCGTCAGGGCCAGCCGCCGCCTCTCTGAGCATGCCGTGGAACTTTCCACGATCAATGACGCGCTGGTTAATCGCCAAAATGTCCGCAATCATTTTGGCCTGAGCATCGGGGCTGTTCAGATTTGTGGGAATGGCCTGCTCCATGTCCACAAACGCAGCATGCGCAATGGCATTGCCCTGCGCCTCTTTCGCAAGAAGCTTGATGTTCTTTTTGATGCTTTCCGTATTGCTGAGATCGCCCTCAAAAGCAGGGGCCCGAACGCCAAACATTGTGGCCAAGTTGTTGGCGACGGCCATGACTGGCTGCGCGATCTCTTGCACCTTTCCGGGCGTAAGAGCGTTCGCCCCACGCGGCTGCGCCGCAAGGTCATTGGCAAGCGACAGAAGTGGCTGGCGCTGGTTCTGGGCCTGACTGGCGCCCTCTACGGCGGCCTTGGTCACGTCCGGGTAGGCGTTCGTCGCCGAAGCTTCGGCGTCGTAAAGTTGCCGCGCTTTTTCGACGGCCTTTCTTTTCAGCTCATCTGAAACATTAATTGCAGGCGCGGGCACAGCCTCTTCTTGCGGCGGAGTTGAGGCCGCGCCGCCGGGAGCGGGGGGATTGGGTGCAGGGGGCGTCCCACCGGGCGCAGGAGGCGTCGCGCCGCCGGGAAGAGGAGCGCCAGCACCAGCGCCGGTGCCAGATGTTCCGCCAGCGGCAGGACCACCGGCAGGTTGTTTCGCAATTTCCGGTTGGGTGCTTTCCCATTCCTCGAACTGGCGTTGCGAACCGGGGTCAAGGCGCGGCTTATCTTTAAGTAGCCTGTACTCAGACGCAGGCATGATGCCGTAGGTTCCATCCGGCTTGAGATACCGAACGATTTGACGGCCTTGACTATCCGTTGTGAAGCTGGCCGTGACGATACCAGCACGGATTTGCTCATTCTCCCAGTTCTTCTTTTCGATGTCGGCCTGCTGTTTTTGCAGATTGGTGTAGGCGCTTGTACCGCCCACAAGTCCCTCACCAAGTGCGCCGCCGAGCGTGGGGCGCTGCGAGGCCAGCATCGAGCCAATGCCAGCCAGCGCGGGAACCCAGAGGTTCTCGGAGGTCAGGGCGGCCTTGGTGGAGGGGCTCATGTCGGGCAGTGCGCCGGAGAACAAAGCCTGAAACGGCGAGCGCGCAGCGTTTGCGGCGCTTCCACCAGCCAGCCCCGAAGATTGGGACGGTTTGCCCGAGGCCACGCCCGGCTTCCTGTCCAACTGCGACACAAGGTGGCTCTGCGCCTCCAAGACAGTACGGGGGTTGCCCTTGTCGTCAAAGAACCAAGTCGGGTTCGCCTTGACGGCTGCGGGATCGGCGACCGTGTATGCAGGGGCGTCCGGGTTGTCGCGCGCGGCTTTGGCAAACGCGGGGCCGCCAGCATGGCCAAGAGCCCAACCCAGCCGGAGATTGCCCTCATTTACCGGCTGCTCTGCGGCTTGAAGGCGCTCTGCCAAATAGCGGGCATGATAAGGCATGGCTCGCGCCTGCGCCTCAGGATTGAAGCGGTCGGCCTCGGTTAGATCCTTTAGGTCAGCGTGGCGCTTGATGACATCGGCCCAAGTTCCCTTGGTGAATTGACCGGGTCCAAATGCAGTGCTTGCACCGGCTTCGTTAGGAACATTTCGGCCGCCGCTCTCCGCCATTGTGTTCTTGGGCAGAAACCTCTGGATGACGGCCTCGACGTCTTCAGGCGACTGGCGCTCGTACTTCGCCAACATCTCGGGAGAGATGTCACTGCCGGAGCCGGTGTCCTCGGGGACAACCCCAAGGCCGGGCGCACCCTCAACGGCACGGACAAGGCCAGCCGATTGATAGCCGTGGCGCCCACCGGCCACGCCGCCGGTAGAAAGCAGAATGGCTGCGGGGCCAAGCTCTCCAAGAAAGCCAGCAAGCCCGCTAAGGCCCGACCCAACGGCACTTGCTGCCTCGGGAAGCGCCGTCGCGGCGCCCTTCAGCGCGAGCCCGGTCGAGGCGAGATCCTTGACCTGCGAGAGGCCGGAAGGAGCGCCCTCGGGGGCCTTGCCGGGGGCGGGCAGGGAGTAGTGCTTCTGCTCTTGCAGGGCGGCCTTGGCGAGCGGGTCGTCGTCGGGAGAGACGTAGCTGCCCTCGTCCCCAGCGTAATGGGGACGGATCAGGCCGCCAGAGGCGCGATATTTTTCAGGGTCAAAGCCCTTATCCATGGCCTCTTTTATCTTTTGATCCTGTTCCCACTTCTGAAGCGCCTCGGCCTTGTCGCGGGCGGCAACATCAGCATCAGAGCGAAGAAAATTGGGACGGGCGTCAAGAGCAGATTTGGCGGCGCCAGCAAGGTCAGTCCCGGTCCTCGCCGCCGCAGCCGCTTGCGCAAGGCCAGAGGGCTGTTGCTTGCCGAGGACGTCGGGCTGCTTGGGCAACGCATATTGACCGGCGGGCTGGAGCTGGACGCCGTAGGCGCTGGTGGGAGGTTTGCCCTGACCGCCATAGGGCGCGGCGCCCTGTTGGATCGCGGCGAGGATCGCCGCCATGTCGGGGGCGCCGCCGTAGGCGTAGCCGCCACGACTGAAGTCGTTGCCGCCCTGCGGGCCGACGAGGCCGCCCTGAGAAGTATAAGGGGTGGCGTTGAGGACTGGCTCATTACCGGCGGCGGCAATCTGCTTGTCCAGATCGGCCATGCGCCAGTTCTCATACTCTGGGTTGCCGCCGGGCGCATTGCCCGGGAGGCTGGCGCGCTCGGCGCGCATGCTCTCCAAGGCCCCAAGTGACAGGCCCTTGGACTTGGGGGAGAGCATGTCCGACACGTCGTAGGCGTGGGCCATGATCGGCAGGCCCTCGGACCCGGCGAACTTGTGGACGGCGCCGAGGCCCTGAAGGTTCAGGGGCAGCGCGCTGCGCTTGGCGGTCGGGCCCGCAATGTCCCACTTGTCATTGCCAGCGGGGAGCGTCCCCTCCACGGGGCCACCGCCGTCCTTGTGGATGGCGTCCTGCGTGGCCTTCTTGTAGTCCACGGTCTTATAGCCGCCCGCGAGGCCAACAGCCTCGGGGTGGTGCTTCTCGACGTCCTGCGCCAAGAGGCCGATCTGGGTGCGCGGGTCGCCCTTGTAGTTGTAGCGGTAGATCGGCTGTCCGTCGTTGGTCTCGCCGACCTTCTTGATGTTTTCCTTGAGGCGCTCGTCCGAGAAGAACCCGGCGGGCGACGTGCCCGTCGTGGTCTGGCCGGACAGGGAGCCGGTGCCCTCCGCGACCCCGGCGAGCATCTGCGCCATCTGGATCGGGTAGGCCCGCGCCTGCTGGAATTGATTGTAGAGGGCCTGCAAGCCCGCCTGTTGGGTCTGTTGCTCCATCGTGCCAGCGCCCATCTGGGCCTGCGCACCGGCGAGGCCAGCCGCCTGAGCGCCCGTGCCGAGGTTGCCGAGCTGCGCGCCAGCCGCCAGCATTCGCTGCGCGTTGGCCTGTTCGGCACTCAGGCCCACGCCTTGCTGCCCAATGGCCGTCTGGAGGGCCTGATTGTAGGCCTGTTGGTAGATTGGGGCCATCGCCTGCGACGTGCCGAGCGCCTGTTGGCGGGCCAAATTGGCCGCCACGATGCCCGAGCGGTCGCCGCCATAGGAGCGCATTGAGTTGGGGTTCATCAGGCCGGAGCGTTCCGTGGCCTGTTGCTGTTGCAGCGCCTGAAGGGTCGGGGCGGCGACGGCCTGCGTGAATGGGTTGTAGTATTGCCCGACGTTGAGGTCGGTGGGGTTGACATTCTGCGCCCCCATGCCGGTCAGCGCGGCGGCGCCCTGAAAGTAGGGCTGCGCGCCCCCGGCCATTTCGTTGGTGTTCTGGATGCCCGCCTGTTGCGTGGCCGTCAGCGGCGCCACGAAGGCGTTGGGGTTCGAGCTGTAATTTTGAAACGGCGTATTGGCGACTGTTTGCGCCTGAGCGTTGACAGAGTTGTACCTCGCCATAACCTCGGGCGGGATCTGCGTTTGTTGTGTGGTCTGCTGAGTTTTTCCGCCGCCGCCGCCCATATTATACCTCGACTTTATTCAGCGGCGTGTTTCCACTCGCCAGTTTGGACGCCATAGAGGAAGTAGGCACCCGACGGTTGGCCAAAAATGCGCTCATACATGCGGACCTTGCCAGCCGTGCGCTGGCTAGACAGGACGCCAATGGTGAGGGGCATTTTAAGCTCATCGGCCACTTTCTTCGCAAACTCGCACAATTTCCTAGCGCGCCCACCCTTTGCGGCCCTGAAGTCAGGGTGGATGAAGACGGCGCGCTCCTCAAGCATGTCTTGGTCACTATACCAGATGTTGCCAATCCTCAAAAGGATGGCCCCCTGCGGCTTCTCGCCGGGGACCCCGACGATGCCCATGATGCCCCGGTCGCGGTTGAGGGCGGGCCAGATCTCGTGCAGGAGGCGGACTGGGTTGGGCGTCACGAACCCATTCTCGTCGCAGGCGGCCATCGCCAGATCCATCATGTCGTGGACGTCGTCCGGTCCACCGACCCACACTTTCAGTTCGTCGGACATTGAGATCCCCTCTCATCCTTGCAATCCGTTTCATGTTCTGGCAAAATAGACGCATGAAACATTCGTACCTTACATCCATCCTTGCCTATGATCCAGCAACGGGTTTTTTCCAATGGTCTGCGCCAAGGCCAAGGGTTCAAGTGGGTCAGCAGGCTGGCTATTTGAAAAAAAACAAGGGCTACGTCTACATTGAAATTGACGGAAAATCTTATTCTGCCCATCGGCTTGCGTGGTTTTATGTTACTAAAAATGTGCCAACCACACAAATTGACCACATCAACAGGAACAAATCTGACAACAGATTTGAGAACCTTCGTGAAGCCACCCATGGGCAAAACAGGGCGAATAGCAGAAGCACCAACAAGCACGGGGTTAAGGGTGTGCGCCGTCTTCCTTGGATGAAAGATACTGATAAATGTTGGCAAGCTTCGATCACCCACAACAAAAAAGTCATCTACCTTGGGTGTTTTCACACCATGGAAGAAGCCCATTTGGCGTATTGTGATGCAGCCCAACGATTGCATGGTAATTTTTTTAATCCCTAGTCTTTACGTGGCCCCGGCAACTTTTTGAGCGTATTGATCAGATCCTTCCGCGTGGCCTTGATCCAGTTGTCGAGCGCCCGGTGGCCCGCGTCAATGTCCCCGCCGCCCGCCCAGATCACTTCGTCGGGCGAAAGAACATATTCTCCACCGGCGGCGACGATAGGAACGGGTTCTCCGACATTGCCACCGGCGGCGTAGGCCCCCTTGGGCGCACCACGGAACATCGTTTTGACGGCCCTGAAGCCCGCCATCGTGTTGCCCTCGCCCAGCGACGACACAATGTCGGCGGGGATGACGTAGGCCCCCGAGGGGACGTGCATGGGCAAGTGGTCAGTGCGGCCCGCGACGGGGCTGTGAATGGGGCCGAGGTGGACGCCAGAAGCCGCCGTGACCGGCTTGGACTTCTGCATGGGGCCACCCACCGCCTTGGAATTGCGGGCCGTGTTGAGGGCGGCGGCGACGGCCTGCGCCTGCGGGTGGCCGGAGTGGACCATCTCGGCGATGTTGTGGCTGATCGTGGCCTGCGAGGAACCTTTGGTCAGTGGCATGGTTTACCCCGGAGAATAGGTAATGTTGACGGACTGGCCGGTGCCGGGCGTAACAACCAAGCCCTTTGAAAATATTTGCCCGACCTTGACGATGCCAACAGTTGCCGGGATTGCGCAAAGAGCATTGGCTGCGGATACCGTGGCAGTAGTCCCCGCATTGCTGATTGTTCCGGCTGTTGACCCTGCAACAATAACTGAAAAACTGACGAGGTATCCTGTCCCAGCATAAATAAGAGTGGCGGCAGTAACAGTAACAGACGTCTGCGTACCTAATCCCCGAGCCGTCGTTTGGGCAAGATTGTTGATCGCAACGACGCCGTTCTTCTGCGTAGTGAGGATGTCGTCAAGCGATGCGGGCATCAGTATTTTCCATCTTGCTGGATGCGGTAGCGCATATTTCCGATGCGCCAGAAGGACCCAATATCTTCACTTTCAATCTTGATCGCAACAAGGCGACCGCGCATCCTTGGCGTCACGAATGTCGTCGATTGCGTCAGGGTGAACGGGCCATACGAAAGAGGCGTCTGCCCGGCATAGTCGGTCGCATAGAAAGTCATTTTGACCGTGGCGCCCTGAGATCCGCCAAAATACCCCCACTTCATGTCCGGCCAGACCTGATCGACGAACATCTTAAAGTCCGCGTCGCTCAGGGCAAAGTAGCCGGTTTCAAAACTTGAGTTGAGGGCGACAGGCTCATTGGAGGCATTCACGCCGTCCGTCGATGTCTCGTGCTGGATGATAAAATTGTTTGTGCCGCCGGGCAAAATTCCGGCGCCGATTGGTGGCCCAAGAACGCTTTCGTTGATCCACGCAGTCCGCGAGAGTGTGCCGTAGTCCCACTGCCCAAGGGCAATGTTGTACTTCACATAGGCATTGATCTCGCCGCCATTGCCCTTGGTGGGATAATACCACGCAATTTCATTGAAGCGGGAATTTGGCGCGACGCGGATCTTGTCCAAGTTGGTCGTGTCGAGGTCTTGGAAGATGACGTCCCAGACGGGGCATATGATCGGCTCGACGCCGCTTCCCGCAAGCTTGAAGAATTG